ACTGTAAATCTGATAGGATTATTATATAAAAACACAACAAAGGAGAAAACACTATGTCAAAAGTAAAACAATGGGCTGAAGACACAGCTGAAAAAGCAGTAGATAATATTATTGCTAAATTAAAAGATGGTCAAATTGATTTGACAGAAGCCGTGAGCTTGACAATGAAAGTAGAAAATGTTAATATGTTAGGTATTGATGAGAATAATGTTGAGGAGGCGTTGACACAATAATGAGTAAAACTTTTAATGTTTGTTATTTACGAGAGTATATGGATCCAGAGCACCAAGGTGATTTCTTTTATGCCTATGAAACTGTGTATAGAAATGTACCTAATAAATTTAAGAAAGTTTTTACAGATAAAGTAAAACTAAAGATTGTAAAATTTTTAGATTGGAATTACAAAGAAACAGCAACTAACTATGCTAAAGTTTCTAAAGTAGAATTGATTGATGAAAAACAATACTATACAACATATGAAGATGTGTTTGGTGAAACTGCTTTAAATGATAAAAAATTATTTAATGATTATGGCCAACAATGGGATAGACAATCATTAAGAAAAGATTTTGATGTTAAGAAAACTAATAAACACGTACAACACTATAACGACAAGAGGGTTAATTGATGAAATATAATGAAGATAAAATAGTAAAAGAAATACACGATTACATTAAAGGTACTTATGGTGAACACTATAGTACAACTAAAGACGGTTTTCAGGTACAAGATATGTTAAGACAACTTGATATTGACAAAGATTTTTGCCAAGCAAATGCCATTAAGTATCTTTGCCGATATGGTAAAAAAGACGGTAAAAACCGTAAAGATTTATTAAAAGCAATACACTATATTGTTTTATTAATGAGTAGTGAGGACAGTAAAAAGTAAAAGGAGGACTATATTATGACAGTAGATACAAATGTTTACCCTATGAAAGAAGATTTAGGTAAAAATCTCTATAGAAAGAAAACATACTATACACTAGTGGTTGAACAAGAAGTATTGGCAAAAGATAAAGACGAGGCCGATCAAAAGTTTTTAGATGACGGTGGCGTAGACCATTCACAAATTAACCACGAAATAACTACTAATAAAAATGGTGTTGAAACTTTTATGGTTGACGCCAATTATACTGATAGTGGTGATACCGAGTTTATAGGTAAAGTTTTAATACAAGAAGATGAAGATGAACCAGATCACGGTGATGTTATAATTGATGGATATGCTAATGAACAATAAACCTAACGAGTGGGAACAATCTATTATAGATAATGCTGTTGAGTATTCTATAATGGAGTGGAGATCGTTAGATAGAAGTACAAAGACAATTGTAAAAACTTATAAAGAGGCAAAAGAATTATATCAAAAAACTGTTAAGAAACATAGACAGACTTTAGCCTACGCTATAAATGAGGCAGGTAGATATGCTAATTTAAACCATTTAGATGATTTTAAGGGAGGTGACAGATGAGCAATCAAAGACCAGGTAAAGTAGTTAGAGCAATAGAACCAGGTATGAAAGATATGACCGTTTTAAAATTCTTTAAAATGGGACAAAAAGTTTTAGAGGCCAGCGGTAAAGAAGACGAGGCCTTTTATTTTGAAATGATGGTTGATTGGTTACAACAAGGCAAACCAATACCAACCACCGAAGAACAAACAATAACTGCCTTGGGAATATAGGAGAACTATGATAGACACATTAGCTACAATAGATATTATTGAATTAGCATTAAAAGATTTAAATAATATCAACTACAATGATAAAGATGATACAGAAAAAAAAGTGGTGAACGCTAAAATCACTTTACAAAATTATAGAGATAAACTACAAAAAGAAGTTGACGCTTTTGATGAGTGGGCTAAAACACAATCAGATATTCATACTTCATTAGAACTAGAAAAGGAGGGTAAATAATGATGTTAGAATGGTTTATATTGATACTTTTTATATTGATGGCAGCCGTTTTGGTGTTTAGGTCTGGTGAAATTTATATGTTCCTAGTTTTAACTTTAGGATCTATGATGGCAGATATTATTGAAAAAGTAAAATCAATTACAGGTAGAAAAAAGTAGATGATGTACTACTCACATAAGCTACGAATCGCCAATCCTGGCGTGTCCTGGTCAGTTCCAGGAGTAAAAAAACTAGTAAAATCAATGATTTTTGTAGGCTTGACAATCCAATGGTTTTATGATATTATTAATACAAATAACTAACAAAAGGAATATATTATGTTTTATACAAAAGAAATGATCTTTACTGAATTTAAGATGGCTACTCAAAAAGATGAGAGAAATGCTATGAAGACGGCTAACAAACAATCTTACAAAAATAGAATTGCTTATCTTACAGCTCTCAAAGAAGATATGATTAAAGCTCCGAAGAACTTTAGTAATCTTTCATTAACTACAGATCATTTACAAAACTTGATAGATGATTGGTCAGCTCCTAAGCCTATTGACGCTTTTTACAAAAGAATTTTCAATATGACTTATGCTGAGAAAAAAGCACAAGAAGAAGCAGAATACTTTACTTATGATGAAAACGGTGAAAAAAGAGAAGTTAGAAAACCTAAAAAAGAAACACAATCAGTACATTAAATCTTTAGGGATTAATATTGATGTTGATACTGGTGAGATTTTGTCTTCATTTGATGGCTATGATATGCCAAATTACAAATGTAAACAAACAGTACCAACTAGTGATAAGATTGGCGGTAGTACATATAAACGAGGTTATGCTACACAACTACCTGTCGGTAAAACAATTAGTGTGGCGTATAACAAGGGTCCATATATGATCGTTGACGCTGTGGACTTCAAAACAATGGGAAAAAAGGTATAGTTATGAGAACAATGATGTTGATAACCATTTTAGTTTTAATGACAACTATGATGGCAAAGGCTGAAGAAACTATTGATACAAAAGTTAAAAACTTTGTAGTCAATGAATGGACTGATATAAAAGAATATCAAAAGGTTCAATGGCAGGCTGGTAAAGAACAAAATGCTAAAAATTGGAAAACTATAAAATCATTTTTTACAAAGGTGAAAAATAATGTTACACAAGATTAGTGATTTTTGTAAAAAGATAGACGGTCTAAAAGAACAAAGTGATCGTCTATATAATTTGAAATATAATCATCCAAAAACGCCTGAAAGGGACATTGAAATAGATAATATGATTAGTGATATTCAGGCGACTTGTAAATTAATAGCTAACGATACAAAACCTTATGACAAATAAAGATATACAAATAAAAAAATTAGAAGAAGAAAAAAAAGAACTTACAGATCAATTAGAACTTTATGAGTTTAGTGGTCCGTCTGATAAAATCCAAGAAGTTGAGGATAAACTTTACGAAGTAAACGATACAATAAAAAAATTAAATGCTTAAAATATATTCTTTACTCCTAGTTTGTTTGTTGTTAACTAATTGTAGTGCTAATAGATCAACTGTTGGCGCTACATTAGGTGGTGCTACATCAACTAGTGTGTGTGTTGAAATGGGAGTAAATGACCCTTATGTTATTGGAGCTTGTGCTTTAGTGGGTGCTTTTAAGGGTGCTGATATTATGTATAAATCAGATTATGATGTACACAACGCTGTATTTGTAGATCATTTAAATACAAGTCCATCAAAACAATCATATACGAATTGGTACAATACTAAAACAGGAAATAGTGGTATAATTAAAACAAGTAGCTCTTATATGAAAGGTCCTTTAAAGTGTAAAGATTATGACGCTACTGTTGATATTACACAACAATGGCCATTAATAGGCGTTGGTAGTCCTAATAGAAAGGCCGTATTTGGTACGGCGTGTCAGTTACCAGATGGACAATGGATTGAAAAAAGATGAATAAAAAAAGAACTTTATTTTTAATATTTTTGGTTTTACTTTTAATACCTGGTCTTGTAAGTATAGCATTTTCAGGTGAAAAAATATTATATTCAAAAGTAAAAACAATAGAACCTGAAGAAGTTAATGGTCAATATTGTTTTGTAAAAGTAATTTATAAACAAGAGGGTGATAACATAGTTAAAGAAGAAATTTTGGAGTGTGCTGATGGTAAAAAAGGTATTGAAACACCAGGTTATTGGGAGTTATTTGCTCAATTTTATTACCGTGATGTGTCAGCTCCAGAATATTGCCGATATTATAGTCGGCCAAACCACGTCTTTAAAACACCAGGAAAGACGTGTTTAAAAATCAATGGTGAATGGGAGGTACAATGATTAAAAATCTAATCATTATCTCACTAGTTGTAATTATAGTAACTGGTATGTCTGGAAGTGAGTTTTTAGATTATATCTCAATGGGACTTGACAAATTACAACAATTAGTATATAATGTAAAAAGTGAGGTTAATTAATTATGAATAAAGTGAAAAAACTACTTATGGTTGTGACAGCTGGTCTATTAGTGGCCAATTGTTCAGCAACTTATAAGATGAAAAGTGAAAAAGGAAAAGTTTTAAATGAAGTACCAAAATGGTATATGAATGACTTTTCTGAAAAACAAGCGTGTGATACACCGACTTTTGGTAAAGACAAAGATAAAATGTGTATCTTTGGTGTTGGTACATCCGTGTCACCAGACTTATCATTAGCAATTGAAAAAGGTATGATGATAGCGAAAGCTGAACTCGCTGATATTATCAAAGGCGAAATGAACAAAGAGTCTAAACAATTTATAACTGAAATTGGTAAAACTCATAATAAAACAACTGTGTCGGAAGTTGAAAGTACAATTGTAAACTTGATTAAAGATACACCTGTTAGAGGTTATGAAATCTTTGCCAAAGATGTAACGATAACTAAAAATGGTTATTATAGAAGTTGGATTGGTTTAAGATTACCAATGGGTGAATATAATAAAATGTATAATTACACAATCGCTGAAGCTGTTGACGCCTACAATGTAAAAGAAAAGGCTAAAATTGCTTACGATAACTTAATAGGTAAAGATGATGGAAATAATAATATACAGTAAACAAAACTGTACATTTTGTAATAAGGCTAAACATTTGGTTAAGTCTTTAGGTTATGAATATACAGAAAAAAAGATGGAAGAGTTTGACTCTCCTCAAGCTATGTTAGAAGACATTGGTAAACCTGTAAGAACTATGCCACAAATAAAGATTGACAGCCAATTAGTTGGTGGTTATAATCAATTGGTAGAGTATTTTGCTGATATGGGAAAAGTAAACTTTAAGGGTGAAATTATATAGTGAAAGATGATAATATCATACCATTTCCAACAAACCGTATTGTTGAAAAATCAACATCTGGTCCTCCAAAAAATGATAAGGCGGCTAAGAAGTTAAGAGATCAACAAACAAAACAGTTTGTAGAAACGGCTGTTGATGATATTAGTATGAACTTATTAAGACAACTATATGATCTTTCTATCAAAACAGATGGTTATAATTTTACAAAAGATTTGGCTATGTTAGTAGATATGATTAGAGGTTTAATCTATAGAGATTTTGATATGAAACACCCTACACAGGAATTATCAGACAAGATAGTTGTTGTTAATATTAATAAAAGAGGTGAAAAGTCTGCTAAAATAGATTATACAAAAGTTTTAGAAGTAAAAGCTAAAAATCAAAAGCCTTTGAGCAACGAATTTAAAGACGAATTAAATGATCTAAATGGTATGTTTGATGGAGATAATTTAGATGATTAACAAAATTCTTACGAGAATCGCCTTAACAGGTTGTAAAATAGTATTAACTAACCAATTGATAAGGAGAAAATTATGTTTGGTTTAACTAAAAATACAAAAACAAGAGGCAGAAAAAAATTGTCAAAGAAACAAACAATTCTTAATGCTTTAATGAGAGGTCAATCAATTTCTTGGAAGGCTTTAAACACAAAGTTTGGTCTTAAATCACCGAGAGCTATGGTTGATACTTTAAGAGCTGAAGGTTATATGATCTACGGTTCAAAAGTAAAAGGTAACCACGTGTACAGAATTGGTACACCAACTAGAGCTATTATCTCAGCAGGTATCAAAGCTTTATATGGTACACCTTTTAAATACGACAATGCTAGCGTTGTTGCTCCTACAAAAGCAACAGTAGCTTCTATTGACGCCTAATTAAATTAAAATTGGTGGCCAGAAATGGCCACCTTTTCAAAATGTTTACAGTTAAAACAGGATTATTAATGGGTTTTTTCGGAACTACATTGACCATTGTAGGTCTTTTTATTGCCTACATAATGTATGAAAGACACCGAAAAAACATTGAACGAATTGAAGCCGATAAAAAGAAAACGTTTCCTTATGACTTTAAGTAAAATTAAACCACAAAAACAATTAAAAATAGATAGAACAGAATACCAAGAAGTTGCTGATTGTATTAGAAGTGACCAAATACCAGCAAGTCATATTGTAGAATACTTTGGTGATAAG